CTGAGCACTGGCTCCAGAGATCGTCATAATATCGTTTGCTAGATCTACTTGCATTCGGCTATTGTACCCCTTGGTATAACGATCTTACTTTTGATTATCTGATCCGTAGAATGATTACGAATCGAATAAACGTTTTTGGAGGTCTTTATGGACTATGCGAATAAGCTCAAGGATTCACTCTACTGGTGGCTTGGTACAAAGCGCCCTTTCATTATCAATGACGAATATAAGTTAGAGCTTTTGTTTGTTGACAAGATCAACAACTCAGCGAAGATTCGTGTGACTAACCTTAAGACAGGTTTGGCTATGGAATCTTCGACTGGTGTCCAGTCTGAGGTATCCGATGGAAACGAATAAGCAATTAGAGCTTATCCTCGTTGAATGGATCGCTCTCTTAAAGAATAAAGACAGATCCCGCAAGGCTGTTCGTCCAAACTTCGAAGAACTCTTCGACAAGTGGAAACAGGCTAATGCTTCGTTTGATGATCTCTATGAGACCTATCTTCCCAAAGCTATTAAGGCTCACCAACCTCTTGCATCGGTTGCACGGTCGACCTATAAGAATCTTAAGATGAAGGTTCCAGGGTTTGAGAAGACTGAGAAGGAATTCACTGATGAGTGGATGTCCAGCATTGAAGGTACTGGCACTGAAGTATTTTTCGAATTCTTCCCTGCTACGACTGTAGATCACGATCCAGAACCAAAGGTATATGGTGGCATGTCCGCTACTGAATACCGAGCGCAACGCCGTTACGCCGACCAATTTCCTACGCTTGATACGCGTGAGCTTGTCAAACAATGGAAATCACAATCAGAGTACAATCTGGACGTCGAAGGTACTTTAGAAAACGTTTTGGGTAAAGAAGATGAATAAAAAATGCTCTACTTGTAAAATAGTTAAAACTTTAGATAATTTTACTAAAAAAACATCATCACCAGATGGCTTACAATATCGATGTAAATCTTGTTTTTCGCTTAGTTCGGGTGCTCACTATATTGAACGAAATAAAGACCCCGAATTTAGAAAAAAGCAATCAAAAAAGACAGCATCAATTCATAAGAAAAATCCAAATCATTATAAGAATTTACATCTTCTTAGATCTTATGGAATTTCACTAGATGAATTTAAAGACATGCTTATTAAGCAGCATAACAAGTGTGGGATTTGTAGGGACGAATTAATTAAGCCAGTTGTAGATCATTGTCATGAAACTGGAAAAGTTAGAAAACTTCTCTGTTACAAGTGCAACATTCTTTTAGGCCAAGCAAGGGATAATGTTAATATTCTTGCTAATGCAATCTCTTATTTGAAAGAGTATCAAAATGAAACTAACTAATGAGCAAATTGCACAGCAACTAAAACTCGCTGGCAAAGGGTCAGCAGCGGAAGTGAATATATCTCTGGGAGACATTGAGTCTTTCGGTGATAAAGACTCCATCCGCGAGATGCTCACAGACATCGGTAAATACAAGAAGATGCTCTCTCAGCGCATCACGCTTATTAATGATGCCCTATCTGCCACTATTCCTTTCACCCGTGAAAACCTTTACCTCTTCTGTGCTTACACCGGTTCTGGTAAATCTACTGTTGCAGCCAACATTACCTATCCTTTGTGGCAACAGGGCAAGAAGACACTGGTTATCTCAAACGAGGAATCGAAGCAGGACATCTTGTTTCGTGTTGCTTGTCTTCATTTAGGTCTTAACTTCAATGACTACAAAAAGGGTCTGATGCCCAATTACGATATGATGAAAGTTGTATCGCTATTCCCTCTGATCTCTGAATATGTCAAGGTCCTTGATGTCACATATCAAGATGGCATTACGACTAAAGTTGAGGGCATCAAGAAAGCCCTTGAAGCTGTTAAGAAAGAAGATAGTTACTCTTGCGTCCTTATCGATTACTTCCAGTTGATTAAGTATTCTATTAAGGATTCTAAGAAGACCGCGTACGAGAACCTCAACGACCTTCGCGTCTGGTTGGGTCAGTACATCAAAGGTTCTTCTATGCCAGTCGTTCTGTTTGCACAGCTCTACTCTGTATCAAAAAAGGGTGGTGCTAAAGACATCGATACACGCATCAAGGATTGTTCTGCGATCGTAGAACCTGCGACAGTCATCATTGAGATCGTTCCGAACTACGATAATCAGACTACGGATTTCATAGTTATGAAAGATAGGTTCGGGCGAGCTGGATCTAAGATAACATGTGGGTTTGAAAAAGGTCGATATACAGTCATCGATGAGGATGAGGTTCAACGAAGAACTTTAGAAGGAAAGTTAAGAGTTTCTTCTCAAAAACTTGATAAATTAGAATTAATGGTGAAGCATGAATCTCAAGATTGAGACCGGCATTTATAGTATCACTCATAAAGAAAGTGGTAAGCGTTACATCGGTTCAACTTACTGTAACTTCTATGATAGATTTTGTGCCCATAGATCGACTTTAAATCGTAAATGTCATAGTTCTATTCTTATGCAAAGAGCTTGGAATAAATATGGAGAAGAGGCATTTGAATTTGAAGTTATAGAAATAGGATCTGTTGATTTAGATAAGCGTGAACTTTACTTTATAAACCTCTATAACTCCTCTATTCCTAAGCATGGATATAACATTTCAAAAGAAACTAATAATGCAAGACTTGGTCATCAGCAATCTAAAAAGACGAAAAAAGCAATATCTAAAAAATTAAAAGGGATTAAGAGATCTGATAAAACAATTAAAAGAATGTCTAATTGTAAAATTGGAGAAAATAATCCAATGTATGGAAAGAAACATTCTCAAGAATATATAGAAAAAAGAGTTAAAAATAATAGAAAACAAGTCATTAGAAATGATGGTAAAGTTTATTCTTCTTTAAAAGAAGCCGCAATAGATCTTAACGCATCGCAGCAAAGCATCTCTGCTTCTGTTCGTCTTGGTTACAAAGTTAAAGGTTGGAGGCTTAACTATGTCAAAACGTGATAACCGTTGGTGTCTTATCTGTCAACCTAGAAATAGGACGGTCTATTGGCACCAAAATGAAAATGGCAAGATCTGGTGCTACTGCAACAAATGCGATCGTGGATACTCTTTAGAACAGTACTGCGAGATAGCAGACATCGACATGACTGACTTCCTTACCGGTGATTTCCACATGCAAGAAGCTAAGCCTGACGAAGTACAAGCGATGGCGTGGCCATCTTCATTTATTCCTCTCTCGGACCCTCGGGCAGAAAAGGGTGTTGAATACATTAAATCGCGCGGACTAAATCCTGACGGCGATATGTATTACGACATGAAAGAAGATGGTATTGTCTTCCCGTACTACGTTGAAAATCATTTCTGTGGTGCTCAAATAAGGTTCATTGATGCTAGAATAAATGAAGACGGAGAAACGTGGAAGATTACTACACTTCCTGGCACACGTCTGGGGTTGTTGTTTGGACTTTGGAATCAAGCTAAATTGCGCCCCAATATAAAGGCCGTAGTGGTTTGTGAAGGATATTTGAATGCGTTTTCATTACAACAAGCGTTTAATCTTAAGTATGGCGGTATTTCTCATAATCCCTGGAAGTTCATTTGCTCTTCTGGCTCTGGCGTCTCCGACCATCAGGCGCAAACTCTCAGAGATCTTAAAGAACAAGGATACAGAGTTTTCGGAGGATTTGACACAGACGAAGCCGGATTTAAAGGACTCAGAAAATTAGTAGATGCCGGTGCAGTTACTCATTTTTCTAGTACTGCAGAAATCAATGTTGATTGGAACGATATCTTAAAGAGAGATGGTCATGAAGAACTTGCACAACTATTTTTAAGGAATGTTCAGTCAGTATGAAACAATGTAGTCAATGTAAATTATTAAAAGATTTTACTTTTTTCAGTAAGGATAAGAGAAGATCTGATAACTATCAGAGTAGATGTCGATCATGTTGTTCTATTAATAATAAAAAATATAAAGAAGAAAATTTAGAGAAAATAAAATCTTACCAAGAAAATTGGTACCAGCACAATAAAGAAAAAACTAAATTATCAAACAAACAAAGATATTTAAAAGATCCCACAAGAGTTAAAGAATACTCTAAGAAGTGGAGAGCAGAAAATTCCGATCAACACAGAGGGATGCAATTAAGATATAAATATTGGCCTTCTTCTTCGTGGGAAGAAGCACTATTAAATTACAATAAACTTTTTAATGATCAAAATGGCCTTTGTGCTTGTTGCACTAGACATCAATCAAGTTTTGTAAAACTTTTCGCCGTTGATCATAATCATAAAACTGGCAAAGTTCGTGGACTACTATGTGATCCTTGTAATAAAGGTATAGGTTTATTACAAGACAGTACAGATGTTCTTTATAAAGCTTTTAACTATTTAAAGACTCATAATGAGTAAAGTTAAAAAAGACCTTATCAAAGAAATCAACAAGAAAGCACAGAAGATCCGTGATAAACGGGTCTCTGCTGCCAATAACAAATCCCTAGAAGACGCAGCATTTGATTTCTTCAAGAATATTGAGGAATCACGCGTTCTTCACGGCGGGATGAAATATGACAATCAGTTATTTAGAGATGCATTGCGATCATTGAAAGAGCGCGTCAAGGGTTTCGACCAGGGTACTAAAGTATCAGTTGAGTTTAATGCTGGTCCTGAAGATCAGCATGTCCCATGGGAATCGCAGACAGTAAGAGGCGTAACCATTTGGTGGTCACAAGCCTACATCATGAAGAACAACGTTGATCCTTCGCTATACATAGACATCTCGTCTATGCTCTTCTTTTAATTATTTCCAGGAGTCAGCTAGGAAGTCTTGTGATACTTGTCCGAGTGGGCAAGATCCAGGACCGAAGTAGCTGTTCAGCAGATTCTGCACATCGTTAACATTCAAGATTCTACGAGCCAACCATGAGAATGGAGTTGGACATTTGTATTTAGCTTGAAGCAATGAGTTAACGTGGTTAGAGATATCTGTGTTCGTGTTGGCTGGATTCTTGATGTTGTAATGCCAGATGATAGAGTTTACAAGAAGATCTAAGTCTGTGATCAATACCAATGGCAATGCTAGCCATCCTGCCCAGCGAGCCATGTATCCCCAAGATGACAGTACTGTCAGATCTGGACACTTAATCTCATATCCTGTCTGGCCTTTAACAACCCAGTTTGGAATGAGATTAGTGGTAAACAGGAACCCACGAAGTGATGCACCCCATAGAAGATCTGCACGGTTCTGCTTCACAAGGCCTGCAGAAATAGCGTTTGGAGTCCACTGATCACGGGACATGCGCCACGGGAGGTCATACCATTGTGCAGATCCACGATGACGTGTAATCTCGCCTGGCATGCAACCCTCACGAAGTTTTGCATAATTTGCGATGTATCTAGCTTGAATAACGTCGTAGTCAGCCTGTGATAGCTTGCCCTCTTGAAGAGCACACCAAGACCAAAGCATCAACGTACCTTCTCTTTGAGAAGAATCTCCACCATCAAATTGAGGACCGGCTTGTGTTATGAAGCCGTACTGGTCGATGCATGGAGATAAGATGTCTAGATACTTATTGGCCATTACTGATAGTACTCTTCAACGAAGATGGCTCCACCTGCACCACCGCCGCTACCGCCCTGTCCGCCGTTATATCCTGACGTGCCTGTAAAGAATATTTGTATGCTAAAACTGATTGCGTCCATCAACTGCATAGGCAGGCTATTGACAGTAGTATTCAGAACTGTGCTAGTCGGGATGATGTTTGGGACATTATAGAATCTCATATTTCCTCAAGTAATAGGCGTAATTGTATAGGACTTGTCGACGACGTTGGCTTGCGTTGTAGCTACCCAGTAGGGTTGTGCTTTTTCATTCGTAACCCAAGCATTGGCATCGTCCAAAGATTGGAAGCTTCCTGCAAGCCAGGTAGAACCATCCGCATAAACTAACGTAACTTCAAAACATGGTATTGTCATTGGTAGTGCTCCTCGACTATAATCAAGCCACTTCCGCCGTTACCGCCGTTATAGGTATTCGAAGCTCCAGCACCGCCGCCACCAACTACCCATGCGTAGGTAGATAAAGGGCTTGTGATGATTGCGTCAACAAAACCGCCTGCGCCGCCACCGCCGCCAGCCCATTCATTCGCTACACCTGTGCCCGTTCCACCGCCACCACCACCGCCACCAGAGTTTGCCGCCGCGTTGCCACCCGATTCTGTTGGACCGCCGCTATAGCCAGCACCGCCGAAAGCTCCACCGCCACCTACGCCACCCGTCTGATAACTGACAGTTGACCCGCCTGAGTTGCTGCCCGTTCCACCGCTGTTACCTGTTGCTGCCAAGCCTACAGGGCCTGAGCCTAATGAACTACTGCCACCTATGCCACCTGTAGGTATTGAACCGCCTGATCCGCCACCGCCTCCA